TCCGCGATAGTGATGAGGTCCTTGGCGTCACTTGTTCCGTATACGTCATTAGTAAGTGGTTCATTTAAAATGACCTTACAAGGGATTTGACTAAGTCCAGTTGGCGCCGATTCTTGTACTTTTAAAGGTACTTGAACCTTATTACCTAAATTGTCTTCAATCTCAATTAGTTTAGCGTCTTTTTCCTTGATTGTAGTTTGCCCATCTTCCGTCATGTAAATTTGGTTCGAAGTTCCGTCAGTCAAAGTGTAGGTGAGCCAGCATTGCTCTTCAACATCTTCCAGCGCCGTAGTAATACCGGAGTTCGAACTTCCCGATTTCATTTCATAACGGTAGTGATGCCATAATTGTTTTTCAGTGGACATTCCTTTGGTACGCTCGTCCTGATACACAATGTCGACGGACAAAAGACGGGAAGGATCTTTAGGGTCTACAATGTAGGAAAATTGCGGCATAGAGTAGAACTGAACATCTACAGGTTCTCCAGGGTTTGCTATAACGGATAATAGCACTCGTTTTCCTACTGTTGCATCGACCAAAGCTCGTTTACATTTACTCCAAAACTTTGCCTGACCTAAAATGTGGTCGAATAGTATGCGTTTATTTTCTGCTTTATCGTCTTCCTTGTCTACAATAGGACTGAAGATCAATTCAGGTTCGGTTCCCATCATAAAGCGTGCTTGCTTTTTAATAAGGGATCGAATGTAGTTACGGATCTCGCGGGTTGGTTTATAGTCAAGTGAATCTTCTTTAATCTTCCACGTTTGACCATAGTCTGCGTTCAAGTCCGTTACATCAAAACCGTCAAAGTATTGGTAATACTTTTCGACCTCTTGTAGTTCCTTTTTGAACTTTTGATTCTGCGCAAGCGGGCTATCAAAGGACTGACTGACCAGCTCGTCGGTGTGAGAAATAGCTTTTGATTTTTTAGCCATGTAGTTTACCTCCTATAATGTATTATACACTATTTTATCTAATATTGTTTCCTATTATTATCGCGCGCCTTTACCGGATAAGACTTGGATTTCAAAACCAAAGTCGTCATTGATAATCGCGTCCGTTAAACACGCATAACGATTACGGTCCATACAGTGGTCATTCTCTTTAATGACTTGGTCTTTACCAACTTGACTAGCCTTGCTATCCCAGCTATAGGAATAATACTCGTCTATGTCGTGCGTGTTACTTGGGTCTAATGTAAAGCGACCTTCGGTCAATAGTTCGGCGTGGAAGGAAATACCTAAAGTGACGTCATTTCGTGCCGGTATAATAGGAATATTCTTTCTTACTATATATGGATGTTTTTGTAGTTCGACAATCATCGCCGACGCTGAAGGGTCTAATATGATGTATTCAATAGGGTACCCTTTAATCATGTTCACTAAATCGTTCGCATACTCTTTGGTAGTTTTTTGAAGTATCGAACCGAACTGAACATTAGCATTCACATTGGCCTCGGTAAGTTGTTCCTCGGCTTCTCTACCTGAGTGGTAGTAAGACTGAATCAAGTGATACCTTTTTCGGCGCTTTGAAAAGCCGTAAAGTCCAAAGGTAGTAGCATTATAAATACCAAAGTCTCCTGCGACGAACAATCGATCGAACTCTATATCTAATTTTCGAACATGCTGCTCCTCGTTGAACATCGAATAGACAAGACCATCCGCGGTAACCCAAAGACCTAAAATAAACCTTTTACGGAAAACTCCGGCATACATTTTCGAATAGCGCTCTTTGACGTGTTCACTCAAACTTGGATTATCTTCCATAGTAAAGTGAAGATATAAAATGCGCTTTTCGATTTGTTTGTCGATCCAGTTCTTTTTGAAATAGTGGTTAGGATTTCCTGGGTTACAACTGAACCACATTTTCGAACCTTCAACGGAACATCGACCAGTAGCTTGGTTGACAAAAGACTCCGGCATCAACGCAACCTCGTCACAGAAGATCCCAGCTAGTGTGACCCCTTGGATTAGGTCTTGCGAGCTTTCGTCTTTACCGCCGAAGATGTAGAAATAATTGACTATTTCTTTTCCTTTATTTATGTACCTAATAATAATTAGATTTTCATTGCGCACATCTTTGATTTCATAGCTGCGACTGACAAGCATTTGCTTCAGTGGTTGGATAACGTTACGGCGCGCTGAGTGAATCGTCTTACCACAGATAGCAAAGTTTTGACCATTGAACTCCGTCATAGCCCAAAGTGTAAAAGACAAGGCCATGGATACAGTCTTCCCAGAACGGATGGAACCATCGGCGATAACAATGTCGAAGTCTTTGTAAGGCGAGTTAGTAGTCCACCACGTTAAGAGTTGAAGCTGCTTCTTACTAAAAGGTACAAAGTTGAATTTGGGTATTTTATTCCTTAGGCTCATTACCATCTGTTACTCCTTTTAAGTAAGCTCCAGTTTCATCGCTAAAAGTTTGCCAAACTGATTTTGCGGCCTCGTCTAGCGCCTGAACAAAGTTATCGCGAACTTCTTCCGTGCCGTCTCCTTCTCCCATTTTAGCTCTTAGCAAGGTAATCTTTTCCCGTTCAATTTGTAGGCGATACTGAACCTCTGCTGGGATCATCCCGTTTGCCCGTTCTTGTCCTAATTGTGCGCGGTCTATAATGTTCGATAATACATCCAAAGCTCCCCAACGTATTTGCCCCTCTTTAGTCATTAAGTATTTATCAGGATTATCCAAGGCCATTTCTATAATAGACATTAGTTTTTCCCAAGCGGCATGATATTTGACATTGACAGTAACTTTGAACCCGGCATACATTTGCGTCAAAGTGTCATTAGTAACCAAAGCCTTTTCGTCTTCGAACTGTTTTTTCAGTTTTACCCATTTACCTTTTGAGCGTAGGATTTCGACTGTTGTTTTTGACACGCCATATCTATGCGCAATTTCCGCGACATCCATGCCCCTAATAAATTCGATCTTCATGCGCTCATTGCGTTCTTGTTTACTAAGTTTTATCCCTTTATAATCGAACTCAATGACCTCGTCCATGTCGACACGCGCTTGCTGCTTGACAGGTTTACGACCTCTCTTCTTGCGCGATACAGGTTTTTTAGTTTTAGGTCCATTTTCATTACCCATAAAAACCATCCTCCTTCTTATTTTAAGTCACTATTATTATACACTAAAAATCATCACAGTCAAAGGCTCCCAGGTAATACGGAAGTTGATAAATTATAGTTCGAAGTTATCAATTAAGATTTTGCGGTTTTTGAGCTAAATTTCCCGAACTTTTTCGGTAATTGTTTTTCGAACTTTTGAACATTTATTTTCGAACTTTCGAACAATTGAACTTTTCGAACTTTTATTTTCGAACTTTCGAACCATGTTTTCGAACTTTCGAACTATTGTTCAGTTTGAGTGGTTCAGTGTTTTCGAACTATGGTTCAGTTTGGTTTTTCTAAAATTGGTCAATCTTGTAAACCCTTGGTACTACTGTATTTACAGGACTTTGAGAGTTGGTTTGTGGAAGTCGCTTTTATCCTATTTCTGTTATTGTTTGCTTAGGTCTAAAGTCTATTGCTAATAGTAGTCTAATTACTATTATTACTGGATATATAAGGGATTTAATAGTAGATAGTTCGAAATGTTTATTTTGCGCGCATTTGATTTTTATTGATGTATCAACGTTTTGCGCGATTTTGTTTTTGGTCTTTAATTAGTAGGTAGATAAATACTTTTAGCGCACTTTTCGTAGTTTTTAACGTGTTTTGATGTCTTTTAATTGCGCGTATTTATTGCGACGTCAAAAAAAAATAAAAAAAAAATCAAAAAAGTTCGAAAAAAGGGTTGCGTATTACCCGGTAATATGTTATAATTAACTTGTAAGTAAGATAAACAAAGAAAAACAGGAGGAACAGAAAATGTTCAAATACAATATGGTAGACAATGACGAAATGGTAATCAACGTAATGGTAGAAGCTAGTCCTACTTCAATTACCCAAATTACATTTTTCAAAAGTAACGACCTTACTCAGTACGCTAAATTGTTTTTCGCAAATGGTAAAGTTCGCACAATTAGCTGGGGATGTTCAACTTCACTATTAAGTAAAGAAGTCAAAGCTACTTTAGTAAATGCTAAAGAATACTTGATCGAACTTGGTGTAGTTAAATGGCATGATAAAGGTTATAACTCACGTATTGATTTTATTAAATAATAGATAAGGTCCTTGCGGCCTTATTTTTTTTTATCGTTTTACTGCGCAAAATAATTGAAAAAAAAGTTCAACTTTTTCGAACTTTTTTGATAAAAAGGGTTGACTATTACCGGGTAATACTGTATAATATAGTTGTAAGTAAGAAATAAAGAAAAAGAGGTAAACAAAATGAACTTCGAACAATTTACAAAAGCACTCACTAACGAATACCTAATGGTAGTGAACAATGACCAAGCTGAAGTCCTTGGTTCAGGGAACATTGAAAACATCTTGGACGGATCTAACTTCGCTAAAAAACTTGCTAAAGCTACAGTCCTTCAAATGGAAAAACTTAGTGACGAAGAAGTTATTGAATGGGACTTGGAAGACCCAACTGCGGCCGTTTATGTAGTAACATTGGACATTTAATAAGGAACTAAAAGGAGGAACTAAAAAATGAAATTTGAAGTTAGAAGTGAAACATATTTTACACCGGAAGAACTTATGGAAAACTATGAAGTAGATATGGAAGAACTAAATCCATACTATGATGAAGTAGAAGATAAAGTATTTGTAGAAGTAAAACACATTGCACCGATTTTTAATTTTGGCGAAAACATTGAAGCCGAAATTATTATTAAAAGTCGCAATGGTAATCCCGTAATCATTATTGATGAAGGATTATAGGATCCACGTTTTAGGTAAGGTCAGTAAGGCCTTACTTTTTTTTTCGAAAAAAAAATAAAAAAAAAGTTCGATTTTTTGAGGTTTAGGGGTTGCGTATTACCGGGTAATATGGTATAATGTATACATAAAGAAAAAACAAACGGAGGACAAAACAATGTTAAAAGTTAAAGATCTAAAAGAAGGAATGAAAGTTGTTAGCGTATTTGGAACTGAGTTCGAAGTAGTAGGTAAACTAGGTCGTAAATATGTTCAGTTGAAACGTGTTACAGACGGTGCAGTTTGGCACTACGATAACGAAGGCTTAGAAGTTCAACAAGTAAAAGTAATGGCATAATATAAAGGAGATAAACAATGAAAACAATTAAAAACGGCGGAGACGTGTTCAAACAAGTTAAGACTATTCCTAGCGGTTATCAAGTATGGAACATACCTTCAATTGGTGAAGGTTGCGTTCCTTTGTATGTTCCTGCTGGTGAAAATAAGGTAGACGTTACTTCACTGCGCTACTTACAATTAACTGAAAAGGAAGCTAAGATCCTACACAATGCCGCAGGTTATGGACTTCGTTCACTCGCGGACGTGCGTAAGGCTTTAGCAAGTAAAACAAAAGGACCTACAACTGAACGTCGCAAACGTCTTGCGGAACCTGCGCTACCAATTTTTGAAAAGTACACAAAGGAGAAATAAAACAATGTCGAACGAAAAACTTATCGAAAAGATTAAAAACCTTATTCAACTAGCAAACGATAATCCGAGTGACGAGGAGGGTCAAACTGCTCTCCTTCTCGCTCAAAAGCTAATGCTAAAAAATAATATAGCACTTGCGGAAGTAGAACAGTTCGACGAACCTAAAAAGTTCGAAACTTCCTCAACTGTCGCAAAAGAAGCAAATCGAATCCTCTGGTGGGAGAGGGAACTTGCTTACACCCTTGCTCATAATTTTAGATGCTTCTATGTAGACCAACGTGACCGTCGTTTGCGCAAAAGTCGAATAATTTTCTTTGGCGAAAAACAGGACGCTGATCTAGTATCTAAAGTATTCGAAGCAGCGTTACTCTACCTTCGTTACAGATTAGACAGACTTCCATCACGTGAAACTTCCTACAAGAACTCCTATCTCAAAGGGTTCCTAGTAGCACTAAGTCGAAGGTTTAAAAAACAAGTAGAAGAGTATTCACTTATGGTTTTACCTAGTGAAGAAACTAAGGAGGCTTTTAGAGGTACATTTCAAAATATACAACAAGGTAAAATCGAAGTACCTAAAAACGACTTTAATTTAGAAGCATATACTGAAGGAAAATTTCATGGCGAAAATGCAAAAATAATGCCTAATGAGATTTTGGAAGGAGATGTTTAAAAATGTTCATCGTTCGATTGTTTGTGAAGTTATTGTTAAAAGTGCTAAAATGGTTGCAAGGATTTTGCGACCAAAGTGGATTATATTAGGAGGAAAATAAGATGGTTATTTTTGATAGAAAAGAGGAGTTTACTCCTGTCAATTTTGGCGAACGTGCTACAGAAATGGAGCGTCAACGTTGCTGGACGGAAGCAGCGTATTACCAACAACTTGCTAAGAAATTTAATAGTTCAGTATGTATGGAACATGCTAACAAACTACTTCAGCGACACGCGCTTTTGAGTTAAGGAGGAACACTATGCGTAAGATCAATAAATTTAGAGTAGCAGTAGCGTTGGGAGGTGTCCTCCTTTTCGCTGCGCTTGTTTGTAATATCGCGATGCTGCGCGTGCAGGTTAGCCAATTACAAGTGGAAGTGAACCAACTGGACAAGCGCTTGGAAGCTATACATAATACACCAAGTGAACAAGTTCGATATCAAAAGATGCTAGCTAAAGTAGCAAAGGACTAAGACATGGCTAAAAATAAAAAACGCAAACCAAAACAAGGTAAGAAGTTTAGACCTAATATTGCGACAGTAGTTCGACAAGTACCTAAAATTATTTATCGCAAAGTAACTTGTAAATACTTAGCGGATACAGACTCTTTTCAAGTGTACTTGGATATGACGTTAAATGGTACCCTTTTGCGCTTACTTGGATTGATTGATCCTAATCAGAGTTATGACAAGGGTATTCGAATATTTACCAAAACGCCGCAGCGTTGGATGACGTGTACGGAAGTACAAATTAAAAAGGAACACGCGCCCGGCTTGTTCACTGTACTCACTGCTTACTGTCATACCATTGGCGATTTATTAGACGACGGTACGGACGTGCAGGATCTACCGCAAGGTCTAATCTACAATGAAGGTGAGGCCTTTAAAGATGACAAGTGTATCGAACTATATAAAAATGTAAAGGAGGCTTCGACTATGCGATGTCCAAAATGTAATTCGACTTATATTGGTCGAACCTTTAAATACTCAGGTACGTTCATTATGACGCAAACTGGCGAACAAATTAGTGACAACCTTACGCCCGTTCCTAGTGGTCAATATTGGCGATGCTTGGATTGTAATACAAAAGTTCGAAAGGTAGGTGACGTCGATGCTTGGGACAATTAAAGATCAAAGTGATGTTAAACTGTTTGCTAATCAACGTGAGTATCTTAGTACGGACAAGGGACAAGGCTTTATCGGCGCCGATGGATCCTTGCTTCCTGTTGTATGTCTAAATGGTAAGGTCTTTCAGTTTTCACGCGAGCAGCTTATCGACTACGCTTATGAACAACTTACGCAAGAATAAGGCTTTAGCGCCTTATTTTTTTTTCAAAAAAAGTTCAGTTTTTTCGACTTTAGGGGTTGCGTATTACCCGGTAATATGTTATAATTAACTTGTAAGTAAGATAAACAAAGAAAACAGGAGGAACTTACAATGAACAAC